TTAGGAAATGGAACAAAAGGTACATCATAATAACCTACTCCTGCAATATCTGATTTTACTGCATTAGGGTCATCACTTGTCATCCTTCTCCAAGTACTATGTCCTTGCCCTAAAACGCTAATAACTCTCAAATATTCACCAAAATCAGTGATATTTTCGTACTTTTTGTTAATTTGTTGCTTAAATTGCCCTAAAACAGATTTTAATTTATCTTGAATAAGAGATATAGTTTTAGATGTATATCGTAACTCCTCACGAGAAGGAACTAAGTCTAAAACACCGATATTAAATTTAATACCAACACTACCTCTAAAATCAGATTCAGTAAAATCATCTAACATATTCCAGTTAAGTGGATACACTACTTTACCAACAAGTAGAAAAGGTTCTCTACCGTCGTTAGTTATAATGTAATCATCAGTTTCTTCAGTAACTTTGTAAGAGGAATCACCTGAAGTATAATAGTTATTTACTTTCCCTATAGATTCTACAACATTCTTAAATACAAGATTGTCAAAGAAACATAGTTGAGTTGCAATAGACTCTTTAAAAGATCTTCTATCATAACTATCTTTAATAGGAACAATTACGGTGCTACCGTTTTGTTGATCTGTACTTGCTTGGTACACTTGATCCATATGTGGGACATTGTCGTTGTTACGATATATCATATAATATGTCTCAGTACCATTGTGTCTACTAGACACATAGAAAGTATCTGAATAAGCTAAAGGTGATTTAGCACCTAAGCCAAAGCCGCCAATCTCATAGTTGTTGTCTCTCTTAGTAGAAGCACCGAATGTAGTAAATACATTAGCAACTCTATCTTGAGAAAGACCGCAACCATAATCATGGAACATAATACACTCATCTATTCCTAGAATTGTGTTCTTCTCTACGTATTCAATGCAAACCGTTTGCTTCTTAGACCAGAAAGACTTGTCATCTTCCGTTTCTGTAGGAATCTTACCCTCTAACTTAAGGTTCCGCTCGCGGTTTGCATCTATACAATTTGAAGTGATCTCACGGACAATCGAACCAATAGGGTCCGAGTATAAATTAATAAGGCTATCCATAATGATAGCCTGTGATCCGTCCGTTATTTTAAACTTGTGTTGTTTTTGTACGCCAATTACTTCATTAACGTTTGTGTGTTGTTGTAGTTTCATTTAGTCAAATGGATTTTCAGGAGGAATTAGAACATTTTTTATTTTCATCTTTTCTGTATAGATTTCTATTTCTAAATCTGGTACAGAAGATAATTCAGAATTGTCAGGAAGTGCAGTATTTAATCTGTCTTCTATTTCTAATCTTAAATCAGGATGCTTAAAAAGGACTTTACCTACCTTGTGATTTTCGTCAATAATTTTGTGAAATTTAAATATTAAAAGTTTATAAGCATGCGATAGCTTAGAGTACTTACCTTCTTTAAAAAGATTATAATCTTTTTGATGCTCTTTAGGTACATCAAATATAAATATAACATGATATTTATCTGGATCGTATTTAGCTTTAAAAAGAATAGTATTTTCTAAGTAATCTTCATACTCTATAAAATTTACATCTCCCCTATACCTATATAGCAAAAAAATATGATTATCATAAGCAGGAAACTCGTCACAACCTATAAAGGCGTTGACGAGGTTCTGCTTTACGATTTCTATTTTTGTACTAAGCATTGGAAGTATGTACGTGTAGCTTTTATTAAGCATTTGTTTCGGCACAACATCTGTCTTCCCCATCTAAACAAAATTTTAATAACTTACTACATCTTCATATCCTTTCTTTATACTAAAGTTATTTTCTTGCTTATAGTGTTTATACTCACTTAACAAACATTTTATTTCGTTTGAGCCTTCTTCTAACCATTCAGAAGGTAGTTTGTATACTGCTACATCGTAAGTTCCTTTAGTGTCAACTGCAATAATAAAAGATTCTACAGTATAATCTGGATATTCTGCTATAGCTGCGTTAGTGTAAAATGCAAGCTGTCTATGATAAGAATATTGAAGGCAAGAGTACATAAAACCTGTAACATGCCAATCCCGCATTAAACTAATACCTGTTTTTTCTTTTACAGGAACACATTCTCCGTAAACTTGAGAACTAGTAGTTTTAAGATCTACAACTGTTACAGTTTTATTATTATGATTTACAATAATTCTGTCTAGTTTAGATTTACATTCTACTCCTTCTTGAGTAAAATATATTTCTTTCTCGTTAAGACCCTCTACATTTTCTTCGTTTTCTGAAAATAATAATTTATTAGAAACTACATGCTCTCTTAAAGATGTAAGACATCCTTCGATTACTTGTTTATCTTTAGCTCCTAATGCAATTTTACCATCAGCTTTTTTAAGAAATTCGTAGTAAGCAACATTTTCTTCTTTATTCTTAAAACTTTTAAGAACAGTTTCTGGCTTAGAATGTGAAGGTTTATACTGAGAATGAGCATACGCCATTTCAGAAATTTTATCTTCTTCCATACCAGATTTCTCTAATTCATAGTAAGCTTGAATATAGTCTCCCATTTTACCTTTTACAGGTTCCACATCAGCTATAATAAAAGTCTCAGGTTCAAGTGTAAACTTGTGAATAAGAGTACCAAGCTCCATAGCGGCGCTTTTAGTTTGCATCTCTCTTTGTTTTCTCATAACAAACTGTCTTGGAGATACTTTTAAAGTACCTAAATCACTGTTTGATATAGATTCTTTAGCGTAATAATTTTGTTCTGACATTTTCGTCTTCAGTTTTAGTTAGTAATTCCATGTATTCATTGTATAATTCTTGGCGTTGTTTGTGCGCATGAATTTTAGCGTTAGCTACTACTCTATCACCTTCGTCATTCATATGATTAACATATAACTCAGGATCTTCTAAAGCATTTTCAAGATAATATCTTACAACAGTATCTCTTCCATTATCTATAGCAGCAGTTAATAATCTAATATCCATGAAATATCTAAGATAATTAAAACAATTAAGCTTAAATTCTTCCGAATATTTGATAGTATTCTTTGACATAATTAAGATTTTAATACATTAATATAAACTCCTGGATTGTCTTTATCATACTCATACTCTAAGAATATAGGTACTATTTCATCAGCATTGTCATCAGCTATCCATCCATATTTAGTCATCTCATCTTGTATAGTTTGCGCAGGGTTGATGTAATCAAACTTGTGCTTACTTTTTCTTACAAACTTAAATGTTACTCTATAAGGTTTTCCTTTTGTTGACTTTTGCTTAACAAGTTTAAGAAAATCTTTCTTGTGCTCAATCCAGAACTTTTTACTTGTTTTATAATATGTAGCAGTTTGCTTAGATACTATAAAATATCGTCCCGTCCATCTTCTTCCATTCTTGCTCGATGGGACATTTCCTGGTATGAATATTCCTCTTGGCATACATATTCTATTAGTTCAGCTGCACTTTTAACTCCATTAAGAGCTATAAAGTCCGAAAAATCTTTTGATTTGTAGTCAAAGGTATTGAATTTTCCGTTAGTAAAAAATAACGGTATAAATCCATACAGCTTTCTATGTTTATTAGCAAAAGATATTCCAGTGTAATCAAAGTCATATAATATGTATATTCTTGCAAATCTGTCAGTTAAATCTTTAACGACGTCTGCAGGAATGACACAACTCTCTGACGATGGTGCTACTGAAGGTATTCCAAATATATCCAAACACATAACATCTTTTAGTGATTTAGTAATAACTAACGTGTCCCCCCGAAGTGGAAGTTGGCTCAACCCTTGTAGATCAGACACGCTAGTATTACTTAACCATTTAAATTTACTATATGGTTGATATATTTTCATTTTTCCATCAGGGAAATGATATGCATATATAGGATTAAAACGATTACTGCTAACAATAAGATTATTATTAACCCATACATTGCTGGCAGCTCGTACATTATATTTACTAAGTATGTTACAACATATTCCATATTTAGACCAAAAGGTTTTATCTTCTTGGGAATTCCAAGGGCGGGACTTTATTTGTATAGTAGTAGATGAGTCTTCAATGTTCTCAAACTTTTTATTGTGTACACCATACTCTTGTTTAGTAGGTTTAGCAAATGTAGTGGAAGATATTCCTAATTGGAAATCATTGTCAATCATTCTATAAGTAGTAAATCTAGTAGCGCTATACATCCTTGTTAAGAATGTAAAGCAATCACCAGAATCACCAGTACTAAAATCTTTATAGAAAAACTTACCACTACTATGTTTAAATACAGTAAAAGAAGGGCTACGATCTTTCCTTAACGGAGATCTCATAGCTCTACCCATCTTGAAGTCATCTCCTATGTAGTAAGAAAAGATGTCTAGACAGTTAATTCTGTCTAGAATCTCTTCTTCACATAGTTCTACTATTTTAGTCCCATACATTAGGGTCTAATTAAAATGGCATCTCTGCACCACCTGTTGCCATAACTGTTGTAGGATTTGATCCTACTACAGCATCTGGTTCAGGCTTAACTAGCTTTTTCTTATTCCAGTCTGAAATATAAATAGTAGTTTTCTCTGCAGGAATTGCCATGTTCTCGATAAAGTTAGGGTACTTAGGAAGAGATACATATTTACCTTTATAGATAAATAGCATTCTAAATTTAGTTCCTGCAAACTTTTGTCCAAACAAAGCAATTACTTTGTTACCATACTCTGCAAATGTGCTTACATTTTCTATAACAAAATCTGCTTCGCTCATAAATTTAGTAGCAATATGCTTTACACGACGAGATACATCAGTTGCCTGTTTTTCTACATCACCATAATCTGGGTTTGCAGGAAATTCTGCATGCTTTACGCTTGCACCATTAGACTGTTTGAACTCAAAGTCAAGTCTTCCGCCTTGATCCATATTTAGTGATACGCTCACTAGTTCACAATTCTCTTGAATACCTACTGCTGGCATTACTCCACCAGTACTGTTACTTTCTACATTACTTCCGTACATTTTTCTCTCTTTTAGAAATTAATTAATTGTTATACTGTTCAATAGCTTCTGCTACTAAATTTAAATCGTTTGGAATTTTAACAGACCCAAACATGTCTTTAGGAGCTTTACCTGTGTTAGCACCATCATTCTGTGTTATGAATGAATAGTCCATACCTGTCTCGCTCTTAGTAACGTCTGTATACAATACAATAGTAAACATACCCTCTAGAGTAACTACATTATCCATCATTTTACCGATAGTCTTTGCCTTAGTAACTTTGTTACCGTGAGCATCGAATGTAACTTCTGAGTGCATCATAAATACTACAAGCAAATCGTCACGCATAGATTTAACTGCATTGATTATCGACCAAGCGTTCTGAGCAATCTCAGTAAACTTTTTGAAACCAGTTTCGTTAGCTCTACGCATATACTCGTTAGCCATAGTGTATTGATAGTCATCAATAACAATCGTCTTTATTTCAGGACGTTTCTCATTAATGTAATTCAAACATTTGAGAATCTCGTGTGGTACATCACTAGAATGAAATCTACCGTCAGGATTCTCTTTGTTGAATACAGGATATTTACTCTTCCATCCTCTAAACGGTAGCGCCTTACGGGCTACGTTAACGATAAATGTTGAGTCAGGGTTTAAATTTTCAATTGAAGTGGATTTCCCTGTACCACTTGCGCCAACTATTAATAGTTCTTGTGCCATTTTAAAATAGATTAATTTCGGTTTTTACTTTCTCTTCTTCTGCATGTCTTGCATCCCATTTAGTACCTCTAAGCTCTTTGTGTTTTTCCTGAAGTTTACGGCGACAGCGTCCTACCCCTTCAAAAGAAGGGTATTCTCTGTTGTGTAAACCTTTTAGAAAATCTTTAGTGCTTAGATCGTGTATATTAACGTTGTATGCTAATAATATAAAACCATATAGAACATAATCACAGTCTCTAGCCTTGGGCTTGTTGAGTAGTATCACTGACACCCTCTTCTCGTACTTCTTGATTTTCATTGCTTGAATAGCTTGCTGGTTTAGCGTCTAATATTTGATTATGCGCCAAATCATTCTCCATTAAAGCAATGCAAGGCTCGCCCTCCCTGACCTTCAAGTAATGCCAAAATATAGCATTAGTTGTAGGCCATCTCTTTGGGCCGTAAGCCCTAATACCAAGCATCTCTGGGCGGTGTGTTACCACTACGATGTCAGAATACATATAACATGCATCTGCACCGAAGATGTCTTGCTTCTTAGGGTAATGTAAATCAGGGTTTTGGATGCGCTCTGAATTTTCTATGTTACGGTTCATTTGAGATATTAGAATAAATGATACTCTAATAACTTTTTTTAATCCATTAAACATAGCCATCAAATCATAGAGAAGATCTCTATCTTGCGCTCCTCCAACCTTCTTTACAAGCAAAGTATGATCTAACATAACTATAACAGGTTTAGCTTTATCTTTAGAAAACTTTAATATAGTTGCCTCTAGAGCTTTAACACTACCTGGTATATCTACATAATTTATATCATACTTATTTAACTTGCGAGCTTCTTGTACTGCATTCATATAGTAATTGTCATTCAACGTAAAGTTTTCTGACGAGCTATATAGTTGCTGTGTAGTAAGTTTCATCTTATTACTAAGTTTACGGCCAATTAGCCGAGAAGAAAGCATCTCAAAGTTAAATGAGAGTATTGCAAAGTCATCCTTTTCGTTAAGATCTTTCAATCCTGTCTCAAGTTGACCTAGCACTGCAGTTTTACCGCTACCAGACATACCAGCAATAGTTGTGATAGTCTGCCATTCGATACCACCCATAGAAATGTTGTTAAACTTTTTCCAAGGTGTAGCAAGAGATTTAATTGTGCCTTTACGTCTACCATCAATGTAGCGTAACGCTGCACTAGATGCTTCTGAAATGTGGCGCCACGGTAATGGCTTTTGTTCTTCATTCATATTAAATCTCCTCCATAGTTTTGTTCGTCCGAAGGTTTAGGGGGTTCAACTCCTTCA